TTATAAACAAAGTAAATGGAATCAATAGAATTGTGTATGATATTTCTTCTAAGCCACCTGGAACAATTGAGTGGGAATAACCAATAAAATTAATTTTAATGCGTTGTTTATTTACTTTGACAATATCAATAAAATGTAAAAGTACTAAAAAGGTACTAAAATTCAAAAAGAGGCATATTTCAGCCTCTTTTGTTATTATCATATTTAGTTGCTATTTTTCTCCATTTCTCTATAATCACCTAGAGTACTTGCCATTATGTTTTGCACAATTTCATTATCTTTAGATAATATTGTTTCTATTAAATTGCTTCTATATTTATTTAAAATATTTAACATTTCGATATTTCCTGTCATTTTTAATCCTGTTTCCAGTACTCCTAGTTCCCAATCTACATATTTTTTAGCATCATTTCCGAATTCCTTTTTTATTTCACTTACTAAAAAATGTCTATAATTCTTTTTTGCAAAATCGTTCTTTTGTTTTATTTTTCTCATTTCCTCTCCTTTCACAAGACTATTATACAACATGTTTTATATTTTACCAATAACTTTTTTATAAAATATAGATAAGATATTTTAATGATGTTGGAGATTTAAAATTTTCGTATTTTTTTACCACTTTATTTTAAAAATATTGTGACTTTTTTATTCCAAATAAAGATAACCATTTCTGACTATTCTTCATTTGTTATTTCTGCTATTATCTTGTGCATATTCTTTTTAGTCTTATCCATAACAGCACTCACTCTTCTTATTGCTATTCTATAATCCATAAGCTCCCGTGCCTCTTTTAAATTTGACAATATTGATATTATTCCATCTTTTGACTTCTTAAGCTCTACAATAAACTGCTTATTAATTTCTGAAAACGTGTCGAATTCCATTAAATTATGATATTCTTTCTGAAATTTTAATATTTTATCATCATAAAGATTATCCATTTCATTTTCTATAGAATCCCAATTTTTATCAATACTGTTTGTATTAATTATATCTATTGCTTCATTCTTTATACAAAGACACATTTGACTTCCTTTAGTATTAAGCATTATTCCAAGTGCCTCTCCTGTTATTTTTTCCGTTCTTAATCTACTTTCTAACCTGTTAAGAACTTCTATAAGTTTTTCATTCCCTGCTATAAGAACTGCCCGCCCTGCTTCAGCATGTTGTAATTCACTAATTATTTTTTCATAGCTGTTTTTAATATCGTTTATTACCAAATCAAAAATTTTCTTCACAAAATATAAAAATATCCCACATATAACCACTAAAGCACCTAAATCACTAATTTCTTTAAAATACATTCCTGTTCTCCTATGCTGTTATAATATGTTTTTGTTCCCCAATTTTTCCTCATCAAAAATTTGTTGCAGTATAACTTTTAAGTCAAATGTTTTTCTAGCCTCCTTTAAAACTTCTGACAACACTTCTTCACCAATTTCTTCTGCGAAGTCAGGAATCCATTTTCTATCAATTGATTTTTCTTTTTCCAACAGATCTTCTAACTTATCCCAAAAACCTTCATACACTTGATTAAATTTTTCTACTCCAGCTTTTCCTTTTGCAACTATCTCTGTTTTGTAAATTAAAGTTTTTCCTAATTCTAATATTTTACCTGTTAAATATATTTTTGCTGCTAATTTATCCATTTTTTTATCTCTCCTTATATATTTTAATTTTATTTTTTGGTAATAAAAAAATCACAATCAAATTAATGACTGTGATATTAATTAATCGTTTTCTTTATCACTTCTGTTCTTGTTTTCGTAATAAAGAGCTGTTGCTCCACTTCCGCCTAAAAATACTGATATAAACTTAATAAATTCAAAAAGTATATCTTTATTTCCTGAAAAAATGCACATTGCGGATAATATTAAAAAACTGGGCATTCCCATGTAAATCAGAATTTTTTTAATTTTTTTATTTTCAAAATTATTTTCTCTTATCATATCAAGAGTTTTCATATTCGCCTCATGTTCTTTAGCATCTTTATTTATAAAATTATCTAATAATTTATCTCTTTGCTCTTCTGTCAAATTATCGAAAACTTGTAAAGGCAAAGGACCCGAAAAATATCGCTGTATTTCCATATTCCTGTTTAATTTATTTATTAAATCTGGTATTTTTTCGACTTTTTCATCCATAGTACTGTCAACATCTTCCGCTTTAGAAACTTCTTGTATTTCTTTTTCATCATCTTGCATAAATCATCCCGCTTCTCTTTATCATATTTTTAAATTTATTTCCACTTTTTTGTTCTGCAAATCTATTCTCTACTTTTAATTCTGAATTTATTGCATCAATCTTTATTTTAAAAACTGGAAATCCTAATTCATCGTTTATTTTTTTTGTTAATTCCATTACTCTTTTATACTCCAGCAAGAAAGAATTATCGTATAAATTAACGTGCTTTTTATATATTGTATTTATATTGCTCATACTTTTCGTTCCTCCTAAGTATTTTTTAGTAATTAAATTATACCTTAAAAACAGCAAAAATGCAACAATAATAATTAATATTTTTTAAATTTTACTTAATATCTATCATTCTTGACCACAGTCATTATTCAATCGTCATTGTCCCAATTCCTTATTTTTATCAATATCAATTTTAAGCTAGCCAGCAAGCCCTACAATCAATTTTACCTTGCTAGCTAACCATTTATACCAAAATTATTTTTAACGTTCAAATTTAGCTTGTATTCAAGCCATTTTTAATTGTTTTTCCAATAATTCTTTACTGCCTCTACATAATATTTGGCAAGTTCCTTTTTTGTTTCTTCCAACACTTTCATGTCTTCTGAATTTGTTATGAATCCACTTTCAACTATGACACAAGGCGTTGAAGTTTTTCTCAAAAGAGTTGCCCCTCTGTCCGCATAATCTCGTGGCAAGATTTTTCTGTCTTTCAAATGCGTTGCTTCAATATTAGCCTCTTGCATATATTCCGCTAACTCTTTACTCTTCTTTGAGTTGTGCCAATATAACATTTCAGCACCTGAAGCTATTTTATCAGCTGCATTTAAATGAAATGATAGTGTCACATCTCCTTTATTTGCAAGTCCATTTATCTTTTGTGGCAAAGTAGAATAGTATTCTTGATAAACTACAACATACTCTACACCTTGATTTTCACATTCTTTTTTTACATAGTTTTCCACAAAATCCTTATTCCAAGCGTGTTCCTCAAAACCATTTCCACACGCTCCTGGATCTCTTTTCACTCCACCATGTCCTACATTCAATATTACTTTCATTTATATCATCTCCTTTAAATATTTTTCTTTTCTATCAACACGATTCAACCATCCAGTCAAAAAATCTTGTTGTGTTTTATCCTTACTTACTAAATATTTATAAAAATTTCTTTGCATTTCATGATATTCTTTCAAAAAAGTTTCAGGATTTATTTTATTAATAGCTTCAACTGTCTTTGGTCCAATTATTCCATCTACAGTTAAATTTGAACCAAATTTATTTGCTACAATCTGGGCTTTCTTCTTTCCTGTTTTTCCACTATTTACAATCCAGTCAAAAATTGAAAGAGCTATTTTATCACTTACTATTTTGTCAAGATGATTCCCCTTGTAGTATATTTTTTCATAAATTTTTTCGGCATCTGATTTTTTAAATTTTCTCATATCTCCTGTATACCCTAGATACGTTTTAGCATCTTCGTGTGTTATTCCAAAATTTGTTGCTCCACCTTTATCATTTTTATCATTAGTATAACCGCCTTCAACTTTAAAGATATAATCTAAAAATTTGTTAAATCTGTCGTTCATCTATGCCACTTCCTTTTCTTTTATTAATTCCATATTTTTTAAATACTTAAACAATTTGGACGGATTAAATTGATAGCCAACCCTGTCTTTTAATGATTTTAGTTTATAAGTCAACGTAAATTGTAAAGCATAATCTATTGCATTTAAACAAAACTCACTGCAAAAATATCTATCGTCATCTTGTACCTTATTAGCATAAAAAAACTGTCCTAAAATTCCTTTCCTTGTTCTAACTCCACCAGGATTAGACAAAAAAACTTGCCCATTGTAAATAAATTCGGCGTGTGAATATCTTCCAAATGTCCACAATGCTATTAAATGTCCTACAAGATGTTTAGGTTTGTGAAAACATATATATAGCTTATCTTTTTCTAATTCCATGAATCCTCCTTCTACATATTTTTATATGCTTTTTCATATTCTTCTTTTGCATTATATTTTTCTAATTCCTCGTCAGTTAGATTTTCCAAATTATGTGTCAGCAATGTTTCTGCACCCATTGATTTAGTGGTTTGTTCTTGCATTATATTTGCCATTTTCATCATATCCTGTATAGTTAAATTTACGTATTTTTCGCTGTCTTCTTTTGTATAAAATTTCCAATTCTCAAAAGTTGTTTTCTTCAATGCTTGACACATTACGACGATTCTTGTTAAATTTGATTGATCTATACTCCTGTTATTTTGCAAATATGTCACACCGTCAATTTCAAATTCAAACGGTGCAATATCACGCTCCACTCTTAAATCGTATAATTCTTTTTTTATTTCTTCTATTCGTTTGTCTCGATCAAATACAATTTTACCATTTTTAATAGTTTCATAATTCTGTAATTCTACAACTTTTCCATCCACAAAATACAAATTTGGATTTACTTTTACTTCCTGATATTCTATTTCTTCCACTACATCTCCGACCATTGTTGGTGCTAATATTGAAACATCTTTATTTGTACTTAATACTAGTAATGTATCTTTATTGTACATTACTTTTAAAGTGTTATCTGCAAATTTCGATTGCTCTCCATACCAGTCGTTATTCTCTTTATCAAAAATTCCTAAATATTTAATTCCTTCTTCTTCCATCAATTTCACTTTATCCACTATAAATTTTTTCATCTTTTTTTTGCTCCCTTTTTAGATTATCGTGATTTAATTAACATTGTCCTATACAAAATAAGTATTTAGCCATTGACCGTTTCTGTAAAATTGTAATACTCTCATTTGCACGTGGTCTCTATCCCAAAATCCTTGTCCTCCATCATTAACCAAACCTGTTACTATATATCCATTTCTCTCTGTTGCTCCTCCTTCTGATGTACCTAATTCTAAATAAATATAACCAGCTAATCTTATTTCGTAAATTCTATTGACTTGAGCATCATTTGCTTTATTCCAAGCCTCTTGTGCCCTATTCCATGTATCAGTTATCCTATTATGTGCATACTGTATATTATTATCTCTTGCAGCCATATCGTGATTATCCATTATTTCGCACCAATTTCCACCATTCCTGTTAGGCACTTTGTAATATGCACGACCACCATTTAGGTGATAAGCTCCCATATAATTTCCAGTTTCATCAAACATATAATGATGCCTTGCACTCCATAAATCAACTCCATTGCTTCTTACAAACTCTGTTGTATTATCTTTCACTCTATATCCTTTCGAGAACGGTACATATGGTGTCAAATCAGGCTTAGGTGACACTTGTTTAATCGTTTGATAATCAATTAACCCAAAGCTATTTTCTGATGCTGGTTTCAGTAGTTTACTCAAATATTTTACTAATGATTTTACTGTTAATATTTCATCGTTATTAAGAGTTTTTATAAAATCTGAAATCTGTGATTGTAAATTCTTTGCAACCATATTTTGCAATTCATTTGACTGATTTTCAACAATATCTAGCGAATGTATTCGAGCTATCCCTTTTTTTGTTTCCGTTGCTACATCTGTGTATTTTACCCTTTTATTTAATTCATCATCTATTATTCTATTGTCTTCAACAAAATCAATTCTTTTAGGGTATTCATTCCCAAGCCATTGATTAAGTCCTAAACCTGTTTTATTTACTGCCGGCATTCTAAATCACTTCCTTTACTCTTTATATTTTTCTCTATCTTCCCAATTTAAATTTAATGAATCCCAAGAATCCCAAGTTTTATTGTACCTATCAAATTCATCCCAAGTCATATAACTGTAAACTATTTTATAACCTAAATGAGCAGGTTTATTTAATTCAATAAAATTAATAAAATTTTTTAAATTTGGAGGTACTCCATAAATACTTGTAAATCTTATAATAAAATAGTATTCATTAAACACTTCTGTTATTTCAACTTCTCCATTTGTAAATATTCTGGCTTGCTCTTTTAAGTTAGCTGGTGAAAATATCTGCTTTGA